AGCTGTGCAAGGGGTGCTTTCCCTTGCTACATTGTTATGTAATATGATGGAATGCTCAGGACGCTTCCCCTGAGTAATGTATTGGGACTTTCGCCATTCATTCCACCAATTACAAATAATATTACTTAATGCGTCTTACATTGGCGGTTTCTCCAACCTTAAATTAGATATTAAGGTTTGTCGTCGGTTGCTAACACGCACGCATTTTTTAACTAAGAGTCTGCTATCTCTCGCCGTATCTGCCTCCTAGAGGTGCACTACATTAAGTAATATTACATTTTTTTGTTGTAGGGTATTAAAATGGATAGAGCCACGAATGACCCTATCCACCTCACACTTAAATACTCATAGAACGACTAGCACCTAATATAACAGTGCTGAAGTTACCATAGGCACTATCATACCTAAGTTCACCCAACTTTAACGATGGTCGTTCAGCAAACAGGGAAGTAAGCTTAGCCTGCACCTCTGCTTTATCAGATTCATCTGCAGTGACTTGCACCTGATTACCTACACCCACTTGGTCAAATGAAAGCAGGGAAGGTTTCTTTCCTTTACCCCAAAAACATTTGAAATATATATTAAACTGTTTATTCACAGTAAACTCCTTTTTATTTGTTAAATTAAACTACATTAAGGGGTGCTCTTAAGCTATGCACCTTCCTTATTTAGGTAAAGAGTAAATGAACGATAAAGTAAAATATTCAATCTCAACGAAATTAAAATAATTAAACCTAAATAAGGGGTGCGTAGTTTTACTATATATCACTCACACGCACTCTAATCCTATTTTTCAACTCAACTATTGACTTTAAATAAAATTCTACCGTAAATTACAGGATGAGACGTAAAAAAAAATTTTTGGAAAAATTAGATAAATCTTCTGGTAAGTGGATAGAGGTACCATTATCCGATGTAAATGAAGAAATGGTACGTATTTATGAAATTATGGATGCTGAATTAGAAATATCTACAGTACAAGAAGGAATGAAACTAGGGGTGTACGAGAAAAAAAATAAAGATTAACCTCTATTAGCTAATATAATACGGTAAGTATACCTACGTACTAATTAGCTATGAGCTTATCTTATTAGCTTATCTTATTTATACCCTACATTAGGAGAAATAATAAATGAAGAAAAAAATGAACATAATATATGACAAGACCCTTGGTAAAGAAAGAGTCGTTATTGGTACTGATACCTACAATTTTGTAGTAATACAAGGACCAAAGGCAGCAAAACAGCTAATGACAAAGGATAGGTACAGAACATACTATACTAACGTCAGGAGTTTAATACAAGGATTGTACGACAAACGAATTAAGTCGCATTTCGATACTCTTACCCTATCAAACTTCGAAAAAGCTGTTAGAAGTGCATATACAGACATTATAGACATATCTAGGGGAATTGATAAGGCAGCTAAAAACTTAATAACGAGGACATAATGAAGAAACCTAAGACAAAGCTATCAAATAAAGAACTAATGAATGCTTTTGCAAGTATGGCAATGCAATTAGAACAGTTGCAAGGTTTTCTTGTTAGTCACGATAAACTATTTACAGAGTATGTAGAATGGAAAAAAGACACAGAAATATTTACAAAGTATTTAGAAGAAAAATATAAAGATGATAAAGATAACAAAAAAACTAAAGAAAAATAACTTCCAACCTATGGACTACCCAGTCTATAAGAAGGAAGAAGCAGAGGGCAATGGTATAAAGTATAAACATTGGAACGCTGCAAAGGAAGGTGAGTATGGGTTATCGGACGATGGGTATGTTGCTGAGTGCATCTATCGCAAGGCATATGGAGAAAAGGTGGAATACACCTACCCCTACGGAAGACAATGGGTTAGTGCCTGGAGCAAACTGGAGTTTGAGCCGCATTATAGGTCTAATAATTTTAGTTCTGTTTCTACTAAGAGCTATAACGACTTAGAGGTAAAGAAAAAAGGTGCAGATATAGCTATGGATGCGTATGTAGCGTACAAAATAGCAGGATTACAGCCAGATTGGGAGCAAATAGGTACATTATACCGTCCAGACCAAGATAATCCCGTTATTGCAGCTAAAAGATTATTTAAAACTAAACAGGTAAAGAAGATGATACAGGATAAATTAAAAGATATTTTAATTGATAGAAAAATTGACGAAGGATTTGTATTAGACGTTATTAAAGACGCTATTGAGGTGGCAAAGGTAAAAGAAGACCCAGGCAATATGATTCGTGCCGCCAAGGAACTAGGTGATTTCCTAGATATGAAACCTAAGGTAACAGAAAAGACTGATACTTTAGAAATAGATATGTCACATCAAATAGCTAATTCTTTTGAGAAGCAGACTAAGAAACTAAAAGCAACACAAACGAGACAACTCGATGAAGAAACAGATAAAGATAACGGGCAAGAAGAACAATCTTAATGAGTTCATAGCTGTATTACTAGCTGTGGCAGAAGATTGGGGTATTACCGTTAAGATTAAGGAAGACTAATGGACAACAAGAAGATGTTGTTAGAGATGCAACAGGATATGTTATTATTCGGTCGTATGGTGATGCCTAATATGTTTAGTAGTGAATCTCCACCATTTCACTATGATTTAACTAAAGCATTATTAAATCCAAACGATAAACAGATAAATATTATAGCACCACGTGGACACGCAAAGAGTTCGGTAGCTGCTGGTATTTACCCCTTATGGCACTTGATGTTTACACCTGGTGTTAAAGTAATTGTGTTAGTGTCTCGAACGCAGGGTCATGCCACCAAGCTATTAGGTACTATTAAAGATGTGTTAGATTACTCTCAGGAGTTTAGACATTTCTTTGGGTACTGGGGAATGCAGTCTGCACGTAAGTGGACAAACAATGAAATAGAATTAAAAGATGGCAGCTTAATTATTTGCAAAGGAACAGGACAACAGATTAGAGGAATTAAACATGGAAACCAACGACCTACATTACTTATACTTGATGACCCAGAAGATGAAAATAACACAAAGACTTCTGAGGCTATGGAATATAATCTACGTTGGTTATTACAATCTGGTGTTCCATCCTTGGACCCTCTTAATGGTCAGATATGTGTTATCGGTACTCCCCAGCACGAACGTTGTCTTGTAGAGACATTAAAAGAGATGAAAGGTTGGAATACCTTAGAGTTTAGACCAGACTTAGAAAATAAAGTAGCTTTATGGCCCGAGGTGTGGGGTATCGACAAGCTTATACAAAAGAAAGAAGAATTAGAAAGTATTAATCGACTTTCTGTATTTTACAGGGAATACCTGTGTCAGATTGTTGGTGATGAAGATAACTTGTTTAGGAAAGATGACTTTCAAGCCTGGGAAGGGTTTGTCGAAAAAGATGAGCAAGGGTTGTCAACTCTCGTTCTGACGAACCTGAATGGTGAGGAAGTAGACGAGAGGAGACCTGTAAATATTTTTACAGGAGTCGACCCTGCATCTAGTACGAAGAAAGGTGCTGACTTTTCTGTAATATTTAATATTGCTGTAGATAAAGATTTTAATAGGTTTATTCTTCCATACTTTAGAAAAAGAGCTACCCCGTTAGATTTGGCTGATGCTATTATAAATAATTTTAAACAATATAAAAGCACTAAGACTCGTATAGAGTCAGTAGGTTATCAAGAAATGCTACGTCAGTATATTAAAGAACAAGCAGAACAAATGGGTATGTTTATTCCTGGACTAGAGATAAAAGAAAATCCTAGAACTTCTAAAAACTATAGATTAGAAAGTTTACAACCTATTTTTGCTAATAAAAAAGTATATATACAGTCTAATATGCAGGCATTTAAAGATGAATTGCTGTTATATCCACGTGGAAAACATGATGATTTGCTTGATGGATTCTTTTATGCTAACAAAAATTGTTATAGACCTGCTCATCAAGAAGTAGAAAAAGAAGAGAAAGACGGTTGGTTTACTAGGAAATCATCTAAATCTTGGAAATTACTATAATAATCCTTGACAAACAAGAAAAAATTTACGTAATTTCGCTATAACACTTTTATGGATAAAAACAAGTATTATTTAGATTTTAATGAATTTATTAAAAAACTAGATAGATTAGACAAGGTTGAGATACCGAAGGGTTATAAACAAATAAATGCCAAAAAAGATTCAAAAAAGAACTCAAAGCACTAGAAGTCAAAGCAAAGATGATTTAGGATTTGTTTTTGATTATAAGACTGGAGACATAAACGAAGTAGAAATATCAGAAGATGTTCAACTTACTAGAGAATTATTTCATGATTATAAAAGTGCAAGAGAATTATGGGCACAAAAATTTCAAGAGTCTGTAGAGTTTAGAGCTGGTGCACAATGGACAAACGAAGAACGTGACACCTTAGAAGCACGTGGGCAAGCACCTATAGTAGTAAACAGAATACACCCTATAGTTGAAACAGCTAAATCTCTTTTAACTTATAACTCGCCTCAATTTCGTAGTACTGGTAGAGAAGACTCAGACAGAGATACTGCTAAAGTTTTTTCTGATTTGTTTCAATATATATGGCAAATATCTTGTGGGGACGAAGAGCTAAAGAAAACTATCGACGATTATTATGTTGGTGGTATGGGTGTTTTTCAAGTCTATCAAGACCCAGATGCTGACATGGGTAAAGGTGAAGTTTATATAAAGTCTATAAATCCCTTAGATGTATATATTGACCCTAATGCAAAAGATTCTTACGCACGTGATGCTGCTCATATATTAGTAACATCATATATGACCGATGAACAAGCAATGCAAGTTTATCCAGAATTTACAGATATAATAGAACAATCTTCTATGAACCCAGACGAATCAGATGATTATCCTGTTACTAATTTAGCTGCTACGGAAGGTCAATTATTTTCTACTGATGGAACAGAAACTGTACATAATAGAAAACAATACATTGAAAGATATACAAAAGAAAGACATTCTTATTATAATTGTTATGAACCTTTTTCACAATCTGAGCATTTATTAGATGACAACGAATATAAACAGTATGCAATGAAGTATTACATGAAGGTTAAAACAATTAAAGATGAAGAAATTATTTTGTTTGAAGAAGAGTCTGTAGAAGAAATGTTTGAAATTATAGAAGATATAGGTATGATATTTCACTATGAAATGCCTGAACCTGAATTTGATGCTATGGGTCAACCCGTGCAACAACAACCAATTAGAGTTCCAGGTGAGGAAGATGAAAATTCAATACCAGGTAGTACAACAATACTTATTCCTATGACGGTTGAAGAATTAATAGGCACTGGAGATATTGTATCTAATGAAATTGAAGAATGTAGAGTAAAATTAGTAGTAAGTGTTGGAGACAAGATGCTTTATGAACGTTTATTACCTACAGAAGATTACCCAATTATTACTTTAATGAATGTACATCATAGAAATCCATATCCAGAGTCAGACGTAAGACTTTATAGACCGTTACAAGAATACATTAATAAAATACGTTCATTAATTATTGCACACGCAAGTACAAGTACAAATGTAAAACTTTTAATACCTCGTGGTTCAGCAGACTTAAATCAAATCGAACAAGAGTGGAGTAAAGCAGGAACCAGTGTTATAGAGTTCGATGCTGAACTAGGTGCACCGATAGTAGCTGGTCCTGTACCACTACCTAATGAGTTGTATAAAAATGAAGCTGACGCTAAATACGACTTAGAATACGGCTTTGGTATTTTTGAACTTATGCAAGGTAGTAGCAAATCTGCACCTTCTACTTATAGAGGTACATTAGTAGTAGATGAATTTGGACAAAGACGTATTAAATCAAGACGTGATGACATAGAAGGTATGTTAAATCAAGCAGCTAAAGTTGCTATACCTTTAATTCAACAATTATATACAGAAGAAAAAGTAATTAGATTGATACAACCGAATGGTAATGAAAAAGAAGAAAGATTTAATTTTTATAAAGAAATGGATAATGGTGATGTTTCTAGATTTCATGACATTGGCGTAGGAAAGTATGACATAGTTGTAGTTTCGGGTTCTACGTTACCTACAAATAGAATGGCATTATTAAATACATACATGGAAATGTATAAGATGGGATTAATAGACCAAACAGAAGTATTAAAAAAGTCAGAACTAATAGATGTAGATGGCGTATTAGAAAGAAGTGGACAGATGAAACAAATGCAACAGCAAATGATGGCTATGGAAGAAGAATTGAAGAAGGTCAAAGGAGACCTACAAACTGCTTCACGTGAAGAAATTCACGCTAAGAAGCGTTTAGAAGTACAAAAATTCAGTGGAGATTTAGATAAAGTTTCTAATCGTGCTGATATGGCAACCACGCTTTATAAAGCAAGGTTGAACGATGCTAAACAACAGTTAATGAACTCTGATATTAAAGAGGAAGATGTACAAGAGCTTGATGCTTTTGAACCTATGAATGAGTCAGAGAGTTAACGAGGAGATTGATATACAATGGAAGAAAAAACAATAGACGTAGTAAATGAGCAAGCAGTGGAAGGCCTAACGACTGAGCCGACAACTGATTCAGGTGATATTTTTAACGAAATATTTGGACAAGCTCAAGAACAGGTAGCCCCTGTAAGCCAAGAAGTAGTTGAAAGTAAAACAACTGAGACTCAGATTACTGCGGAACCAAAGAACGACCCTGACCAGTTTCAATACTGGCAAAGTCAAGCAGATAAAAGAGCTACAGAAGTAGATATGTTAAAGTCACAAATGGCAGATGTTATGTCAAAAGTGAATAGTTCTACAGAAGTTGCTCCAGTTGAAAAGGAAACAGTTTTAGAAAAACCTGTTAAGCCTTTAAAACCTGTTGACTTCGACCGTTCTGAAGCTTTGACTGAACCTGATAGTGCATCAGCGAAGTACTTAGTTAAGCAAGAGTCATATTTAGAATCTATGTCAGAGTATGTAGCAAATTCTAATGAAAGAGTTTTGCAAAAGATGACAAAAGCACAACAAGAACAAGATGCTATTTCAAGAGACCAAAAGGTGTTAAGAGACTTACAGTCTAATTACAACTATACTCCTGAACAAGCTAATGATTTTGTTGCACAAATGTCATCACCAGATTCATTATCGTTAGATAACTTGGTGCAACTTCACCAGTTGAAAATGAACAGTGGTTCAAATCAGGTTACACAAGTAACCCCAAAAGCTCAACAGAAAGCTGCAGTGATGAATCAACGTAATGAAAGACTAAGTATACCTAAACCTATCGGAGTACAGCCAGGAGCTAGTGACCAGTCGCCAACACAACAAGTAGAAGATAAAATGATGGATGCTATGCTTGGAGATTTTAAAAAGCGTAACATTTTTTAAACTATATTAGGAGATTATTATGGCGAACATATATTCACAAAACATTAGTGCTGCTCCTCAGGATTTAAGCATTAATGATATTAGAAGAGTGTTTAACTTTGGCGAAAGAGTTGCCGAGTTAAACCCAGCTTCTTCTCCATTCTTTGCATATCTTTCTAAGGTTGCTAAAAAACCAACCGATGACCCTGTATTCAAGTTTCTTGAAAAAAGACATCAATGGCAACGTAGAAACTTTAAAAAGAAAGCAGCTCTTACAGTATTGAATGGTTCAACAGCAGGTTCAGTAGCAGCTATGGAATTAGCTGATAAGAACTTCGATGTTGATTATGATAGAACTGGAAGAAAAGATGGAGTAGGTGCTAAAATGGAATTTGCAACTGTTGGACAAACATTTGCAGTTCAAGGAACTGAAACACTAAGTGGTGGCTCAGCTACACCGATAGTACTTTATTATCGTATAAAAGCTGTAGCTCATAACTCAGCAGATACAGGTCTTAGTGCTGATTTCTTAGGTGCTACTAGAGTACCTACAGCTACACAAGGCAGTTTAGATGCAGCATTAAGTGAAACCCAAGCAGGTGGAGCTATTGTTATTACTGACGTAGCAGCAAATACTGTGATTGCTATTGCAGATAATGCAGAAGCACAAATCATCGGTTCAGCTCACGCTGAGGGTGGAACATCACCAGACGGATGGAGAGATGAGTTTTATTCAAGAGAAGGCTATTGCCAAATCTTTAAAACTAGTGTACCTCTATTTTCTGGTACTTCTTTAGCAACACGCTACAGAGGTGACGCAAATGAGTACATGAGAGTGTATCAAGAGAAACTAATGGAACACAAAATGGATATCGAAAATGCTTTACTATTTGGATACGGAGCTTCTGATGAATCAGCTGCTGCAGGACCAACACGTAAAACATGGGGTATCTTACCTTACACTGAGTCATATGGTAACATTAAACAGTTTACTTATGCAAACTCAGGATATGATACTTTTGTAGACGCTATGTCAGATATATTTGACCCAGAGTCAGCTGCAGGTGGTAATAAACTTGTATTGGCTTCACGTTCAATTATGAACTGGCTTAACAAATTAGGTGGACAGTCTTTCTTAGGAAATGCTATGTCATCTAATAGTGGATACAGAGTAGGTTTAGAGAAGAATGCAGGAACCTTTGAAGGTGTACCTGTTACTTCAATAGACACTTTATATGGTAAATTGAACTTCGTTATGGAACCTCTACTAAGAGGACCATGGGCTAACCATGCGGTAGCAATCGATATGGACAATGTATCATATAGACCATTAGTTGGAAACGGTGAGTCAAGAGACACACAAATTATGACTAATGTACAAGCAAATGACGTAGACGGAAGAAAAGACATGATTCTTACAGAAGCAGGTCTAGAAATTTCTTTACCAGAAACTCATGCTGTGCTTAAATTTAACTAATAGTTAAATAAATGAGGGGGAGTTGCAATATACTCCCCCAAAGAATTTTAAAGGAGAAAGATGAGTTTTCAAACAAATATAGAAGCAATAACAGGAAGTATTAGTAGTTATACTGCAGAAGCTAATAGTTATTTAGTAGAGGGTGTAAAGTTTATTACTAAGTATGTAATGAACAATAAAGATATGGCTGATAAATTAACAAGCAGCACTACTCTTAATAACTCTCCTACAACTATGAATACTTCTAGTGCATTAAAAATTATTAGTGTTACTAGAAACGATGGTTCTCGTAATAGGGAAGCTTTACAAATTTCTTCTTCAAAAGCAGGAGACTATACAGACACAAATAGTATTTATTATACTAGCAAGTTTGACCCAAAATGGTATATAAGTAATGCAACATTAAATGTAATACCTACTCCTGCTAGTGGACAAAGTGCTTTAGTAAAACACATAACTCCAGATAATTCCGTAGCAGTAGGAGAAACTTCTATATCTAATTTTCCAACTGAATTAAATAGAGGTGTAGTTTTATACACTTCTCAACAAATGCTTAGAAAGTTTTTGAATGTTAAAAATACAACATTAGTAGGCTTAAGTACAGGACTTAGCAGTATTTCAGCACCCTCTGGTAGTGGTGTAATTACAAATGTAACTTACTCTGGTCCTAGTAATACTGATGTAGGTACAGCAAGTGCAGCATCTGTAACTAATAGTGAAGCAGTATCAGCATCTGCTACTATTAATTTAGGTAGCCCTCCTGCATATAACAAACTTGCAAATTACAATCTTACTGTATTTGACCCAAGCAATACTGTTAGTGCATTAACCTTTAGTGGTATAAATCCACCTAGTGCAACTGGTATTAATGCAGTAACTTATTCTGGACCAAGCAGTACCGACGTTGGTGCTATAGGAACTGTTGCAACTGGTTTTAATACGGGAGTATCATCAACAGGAGCTGCTGGAGTTGGTAGTGCACCTTCATATAGTGCACCTAGCATATCTGGTAATCTAGCTAATGTTCCACAAATTTCAAATTTGACAATAAGCGGTAGTGCTCCAAATGCACCAACAGTAACTGATGTTACTGTAGGTAATATGCCAAGTGCTCCAGCTTATGCACCGCCATCATTAAGTATAGATTACACAACACCAGGTGATTTAGGTGTTGATGATTATTTAACTTTAGAGGATGTAGAGTTAGCAAGATTAGCATTAGACAAAGTTAGAACAGACATTACAAAATATCAATCTGATGTACAAAATCAAGCTAACGAATTTAATGAAAAAATGGCTGAGCATCAAGCAGGTGTACAAAAAGTAATAAGACAATCTGATGTAGAATCTACAGAATCTGCACAAAAATTACAAAAATATTCAGCAGAATTGCAACAATATCAAACAGATATAAACAAGCAAGTTGAACAGTATCAACAAAATACTACTAAAGATATACAAATATGGCAACAAACAAGGGCAACTCAATTAGAGCAATATCAATTAGATATACAAAATCAAAGCACTGTATTTAATTCTAATCTTGAAAAATTTAGAGGTGATAATCAATCTGCTTTAGATAAAGTCCAACGTGATTTACAAGCAAGTATATCTAATGCTCAAAATGATTTATCAGAAGCACAAAATGATGCACAATTAGCTCAAGATAAAGAAAGTAAAAATATTGCAGAAAAATCACAAAGATTAATACAAAATGCTATACAAAATATGCAAACAATAGCTGCAGACAATGAATCTAAAATAGCAGGATTTAATTCTGAGTTAAATAAATACCAAGCACTTATTAATCAAAAAGTAACTGAACACCAAACTAATGTTCAAAGAGAGATACAAAAAGCTGAGTTACTAAGAGGCACAGAGTTATCAAGTTTTAATGTACAAATGCAAGACGAATTAAGTGAGTTTAACGCACAAAATTCACAATATCAAGTATATGTACAAGCACAACTAGATAAAGCACAAAGAGATTTGCAAGCTAATATTGCAGATGCACAGAATGATTTAGCTGCAGCACAAGCTACAGCACAAATGACAACAGATGTAAATGTAAGAAATCATGCAGAAAAATCACAAAGACTTATACAGAATGCAGTACAAACAATGCAATCAATAATGGCAAAGAATGAAGCAAATTTAGCTAAATACAATGCTGATATTGCAAAGTATCAAGCAGATGTAAACAAAGCAATACAAGACTATACGTTAAGCTTGCAAGAAGTAACACAAGATTATAATTGGTTAAAAGACCAGTATGCAATAGTGTCTGGAGATTTAGCACAATTTTTACAACCATATATACCACAAAGGGAGGTTCAACGTGAAGTTGCAACAGATGATAGACCAAATTAAAAAACATCATCCAGAACTTAGTTCAAATGAAATTATTATTATGTTGAATGATGCACAAGACGAGTTTAGTTCTAGAACATTATTGTTAGAAGAAGCTACACAATTTTCTACAATAGCTAATCAACGTTATTATGGATTAAAAGATTCTATATTAGAAATAAAATCAGTTGATTTAACAGATGAAGATGGTAATGCAAAAACAATAAAACGTCTACAAGGTAGACCAAACTATAGGGATTTAGATAATGTCTAACAGTTATTCAAGATTATATAATCGTTCATTAAAAGAAAATGTATATTGGATTGAAAGAGATTCAATAGGGTTGGCATTATATGACCCATTAGCTAGTGAATTAAATATGTATAGTAGTTTAGATTCTGCACAAACTGTTACATTATTTTATTATAAAAAAGCAGACCACTTTAATACATTGAACGCTGCAGCAAGTGCAATGGACGAAGTAAGTGAATTACCTGTACAATTTCATCAGTATTTAGTAGACAAAGTTATACAAAAAGGATATGAGTATAAACCTGAAATGATACAAATGGCACCATATTTTGAAAGAAAATTTGAAAAAGGAATTAAAGAAGGTAAGATGTTTGCTAATAGAGGACGTATATCTGGAATGAGACACATAAGACAATCGAGTTATTAATGGCTAATAATTGGAAAGATGGAGAGTTTGGATTGCAATATTTTAATGTTGTAAATAGTGAAATAAATATTAACGATTCTTTCAATGATGATATAGAGTCATTGTTTAGTGATAAAGAATCATTACTTAATACTAATTTTACTGACAAAGGTACATTAAAACCAGATATCTATACAGATAAACCTTCTTTAAATAATGTTACTTATGTTGATAAAGCAACATTAAAAAATGTAACCTATACAGATAAACCTACTTTAAGTAATGTAAATTATGACGATAAAGGAGTAAATGCATAATGGGTGGTAGCTTAACAAAACCAAATAGAATTAAAGATGTATATACTAAAATAGTATTTTATGAAGATAACAAATTTAAAACTGATAATGGTACGCAAAATATTGATATTACTAGTGCTGATAATTTTTCTGCAGATATAGTTGCAGGCACTGGTATTGAAACAAGTACAAGTTCAGGTCAAACAACAATTAGTGTAAAAGACGCAGATGTTCTTTTACAAAATGAGGACATAAACGGAGGAGCATATTAATGGCTAATACAATAACGATTAAAAAAAATGCTTACAATAGTACAAGTGCACCAACGAGTTTAGCGTTTGGTGAGTTAGCTGTTAATAACAATAACGGCTCTGGTGCAAAACTATATGTAGGTTCAAAAACAAGTGGAAATAGTGCTGATGTAACAGATTTTCAATCTACTATATTAGCAGCAGTACCTGTAGCAACAGCTGCAGCAAGTGATTCAGGAACAAAAGGTAAGGCACAATTTAGTAGTGATAATTTTGCTGTAACAGGAAATGGTTTTGTAACTATTAAAGACAGTGGTATTGTTGCTGCTGAACTAGCAAGTAGTTCTGTAACAGCAGCTAAGATTGATTCAGCTGCAGTAACAACTGCTAAGATTGCAGCGGATGCTGTAACAAATGCAAAGTTAGCTGACAATGCAGTAGATACAGCTCAAGTAGTAAATGATTCTATTACAGCTGCTAAACTAGCACACAATTTAACATTACCAGGTAATGTTTCAACTGGTGGTACATTAACAGTAGGTGGAAACCTAACTGTAAATGGAACTACAACTACTGTTAATTCAACAACTACAACACTAGATGACCCTATTATGACGCTTGGTGGAGACACAGCACCAGGTAGTGACGATAATAAAGATAGAGGTGTAGAATTTAGATATTATTCTGGAAGTGCTAAACTTGGATTTATGGGTTGGGATGATTCAGAAGGAAAGTTTACATTAATGACTGACGCTACAAATAGTAGTGAAGTATTTTCTGGAACATTAGCTGCATTGAAGATGGGAGCACTTACTGCAAGTTCAGTAACTAGTGCTACTATTGATGGCGGCACATACTAATAAAGGAATTAAATGGCAGTTGACAATACTATATTAGTCAGACGTGGGTCTGGAACACCTGATTATACCGACTTTGTTCAGTATGAATTAGCATATGATTACACGAATGATAAACTATACATACGTGATGGTAATGCTATGATTGAAGTTGGTTCAGCTCCTGACGCAGCCACTGGAGATATAACAGCGGTAGTAGCAGGTACAGGATTAACTGGCGGTGCTACTTCAGGTGCAGCAACTCTAAACATTGGAGCAGGTACTGGTATTGATGTAGCAGCAGATGCTATATCGGTAGATGTATCAGACTTTATGGCTAATGGTAGTAACGA